CCTTGTGGTGAGATTTCATTACCCTCTTATGGGAACTGTTGCCTCGGCAATGTTAATCTTTCTAATATGGTACTTGATGATGGGACTGATGTGGATTGGAAGCGTCTTGCAAGAACGGTGCGAACAGGTATTCGGTTCTTAGACAATGTACTTACTGTTAATAAGTTTCCTACGGACACATGCAAAAGGATTGGAGAAAGATCCCGTAGGATTGGGTTAGGCGTAACAGGTCTACATTATATGCTCATTAAACTGGGGATTAAGTACGGTAGTGAAAAGTGCCTTGAGTTCTTGGACCGATTGTTCACTACTATACGAGATGAATCGTACAAGCAATCCATTTATCTCGCAAGGGACAAGAGCCCCTTCCCAGAATTCGATTACAAACAATATTTAAATGAAGATTATGCAAAAACTTTACCCGCTCGTATTAGAATGCTTATCAAACGATACGGGATCAGAAATGCTGTTATGCTTACTATCCCTCCTTGCGGTACTATCTCTATGCTCCACGGGGTTAGTTCAGGCATTGAGCCTATTTTCTCTGCTATGTATACCCGCCGTTATCGGCATAACAATATTTGGAAAGAGAAATTAGTTGTTGACCCCCTATTCCAAGAATATTTTACAGAAGACAGATCGTTGGAATGCTTCGTCGGAGCCTATGATGTGGCCCCCGAAGACCACATTCGGGTCCAAGCGACGATCCAAAAATACATGGACTCCTGTATCTCGAAAACTATTAATCTCCCTGCCACTTCTACACCTGAGGAATTCTCTCAAGCGGCTTTGGATTATGCTCCGTACCTGAAAGGGTTGACGGTGTATAGAGCAGGAGCAAAGGAAGGAGAGCCTCTTCAGGCGATCCCTCTGACGCAGGAGAATATTGAGGAACACATGACGGTATTTGTAGATACTAGTCTTGCAAGTGGAGATATGTGTTCCGTAGCAGGAGGCGAATGCTAATGCCTACCTATGAGTGGATATGTAGAGAATGTAATATTTATTGGGACAGAGAGTGTAGGTTAGGAAAAGCTCCCGACAGAACTAGGTGTCCTAAGTGTAAGAGTCTGTCTCCTAGGTACTGGCAACAGCAAGGAGTGGCAATCTCTTTTAAAGATGATGGAAATTGTAATAAAAATTCCAATGTTAATGATTTCCATACAGTAAGGAGACGCTACCAGAAGGTCGCAGAAAAGGGGTATGATAAAAAATCTGCTAATACTTTCTTACGAAAACAAATTGAGGCTAGTAAAAAAGCTCAGGATAATGAAGACTTTAGATACAAGTCTGCTGAGGTTGATTGGCATAAACTTGCTGACGATAGGGGATTAAAAAAGGTTAGTGAAAAAGAGGCTAGAGAAAAGCAAGAAAGGTCTCGAAAACTGACAGGAGATGCCTATCATAGAGCGAACAACATGGGCTACAAAGACATTGGTAGCGAGAAACTAGACGTAGCAAAACCCAACAAAAACAAACCCACCTAGCATGGCATACGATTTTAGCGAGAATATTCAAAGAGGTATCCTCTACCTCTTGAAGTCTAATAAAGATTTCTATCTCCAGATTATCAATCTGGTTCAGCCTGATTACTTTGAGTTTCCTTCTCATTCCAAGATCTTTAACAAGGTTAAGGAACATTATGATAAGTATGGGAAGCTCCCGACAGATGATTTTATCATTCAGGATGTTAAGCCTTCCCTCAGCAGCCGTGAAAGTGCCTCCGATTATGAAGATGAGTTATCCTACATTAACAATGTAGACACATCTACAGTAGGCAACACTGAGTATATGCTAGACTTAGTAGAGGGGTTTGCAAAAAAAGAAGCAATGAAGGCTGCTATTGCTGATAGCATTTCGCTCATTAAGGAGAACAGGATTGATGAGGTAGAAGCTTTGGTTCGGAAGGCACTCCTTATTAATCGAGATGTAGATACTGGTCAGGATTATTTTAGTGATCTTCTTGGTCGTTGGGATCGCATTTTTAATAAGAAGAATGAAGTTAAGTATAAGACAGTCCTACCTGCAATCAACAAGTCCTTAGAAGGGGGTTTGGGTGCCAAAGAGATGGCTATGGTTGTTGCCCCTCCTGGGGTTGGGAAGTCCCTGTATCTGGTGAATCAGGGAGTACACTCAATGATTGAAGGTAGGAAGGTCTTGTACATCTCTCTAGAAATGAGCGAGGATAAGATCGCCCAGAGGTTTGATTCAATCATGACCTTGGTTCCTCAGTTCAAACTGAAGGATCCTGCTAACCAACTAACTGTGAAGGAGAGGTTGGAGATGTTCCAGCAGGAATTCCCTGGAAGCCAGTTAGTTATTAAAGAGTTCCCCACAGGACAAGCATCTATTAATACTATTCGCAACCTCCTCGTTCAGTTGAAGAACTACGATGAGTTTGAGCCTGACCTACTGATCGTGGACTACCTTGAGTTGCTTCGTCCGACTAGAGAGATCCAACAAGAGTACCATGCCCAACAGAAGACCGCAGAGGAGCTTAGAGGGGTTGCTATGGAATACAACTTCCTCGTCTGGACTGCCACCCAAACTAACAGGCAGGGGAGGATGGTGAAGGTTATTACAGACGCAGAGCTTGGAGATTCTTATGGTAAGATTCGAACCTGTGATTTTGCCATGTCTTTGAATCAGTCTGAGGAAGAGTTCGACGAAGGCAAGATGAGGGCTTATGTGATTAAGTCTAGAAATGGTAGGCCCCGTTTTATTGTTCCTATGGATGTAGATTATAATGTCCTTCGAATGTCAGAAGGGGATGAGGTCTTTACAGGAGATGCTTCCTAATGGTCTCAATCTCTAAAAAGGATTACCCCGTTCATCCTTTAGAAGTGCATACAGGTATTAAAACCTTTACCATTTTACAAAAAGCCTTAACAAAAGATAATCTTTATGGGTGTGTAGAATTTCCAAAGTCTCTCCTTACTATTGATCCTAATCAATGTCTTGAGGATTATAGAGGAACGCTCCTGCACGAAATTTGTCACATTGGATTTGAGCTTTACGGTCTTGGAGATGATGACGAGATGCCTCAGATTGGGAATGAATTTCTTACCACAATTACTTCAAATATGATTCAGCAATTAGCTACATTAAATAAAGAACTATTTGAATTTATCTTCGACTCCCCTAAATAGAGTAGGAGAAAACTTATGAAAGACATGACCTTAAAAGATATTCTATTTAGGGAGGATAGACCCCTCACATCCCTCTCTTTATACAGAGATGGAAGATGGATCTTTGCAGCCCCCACAAACTTAACCAAAACCACCGCACAACAAGCGTTTTATTTGATAAGCGAGCCGTTTGGTTTAGTACGACAAGGAACTTCCAATCCTAAAATACGAGCCGTGACGGGGGCTCCTGGGGATTATCTGGCTGTAAACTCTGTAGGGGTTTACTCCTTGATTAAAAAGGAGGAGTACGCTAGACAGTTCCCTTCTCCGAATTTAAATCCCCCCACCAACCCCAATAACTCATCCCAAATTAAAGATAAAAACTTTTTAACAAATATCTTGAAAGGATCTGGGTCGGCGGTCTCTAATAATAAGATAAGCAAACCAACACTCCCAACTACTGGGTACTAATATGCAAGAACTAATTGAAACTCTCGATGATTTTACTTGGGAGAACTACAAAGATATCAGCGATGCTTTGGTCAACTTCACCGACCATGCAGTAGAAGATGAGATGTTTCGACAAGCATCAATTTACTCCTACTACTACGGTCTCATGAGTATGGCTAAAAGGATGCTGAATGAGCGCAGCGTTGAGATTACTCGATATGCTGCCAACCTCAGGAAGGTATCTAAGAGAGAATCTTCTACGAAACTTACTGCAAAAGACTTGGATGATATTGTCTTTGGTGACGATTATTACTCTGAATTGCAGAGTAGTGTGGATGAAGCTACATTTAAATACGAAATGCTCAAGGGATTGGTTCGCGCCCTTGAACAGAAGAAAGATATGTTGCAGCAAGTGTCTGCAAATAAACGCGAAGAAACTAAACTTTACAAGTAATACTACTATTATACTATACTAACTAAGGAGTAACTAACTAATGGCTATTGATCTTAATGCGCTTCGTTTGAAGCACGAACAACTTAACAACCCGCAGTCGGGTAACAACACAGACTTCCTCAAGAAGTTCTATCAAATTCCCGAAGGCACTAATGCCGTTCGGATTCTTCCTTGGAAGGATGATGAGAAGGAATTCTATGCGGAAACTAAAATCCATCGAGTGCCTGGGCCTGATGGAAATGTAAAGAATATCCACTGCCGTAAGATTCACGGGGAGAGTTGTCCCATGTGCGATCTTTACTATGCTTTGTGGAAAACTGGTCGCCAAGAGGACGAAGATCTTGCTCGTAAGATTAAGCCCAGGGCTCGTTACTACATGAATATTCTCGACCGTGAAGGTGGGGAAGTTAAAATTCTGTCCATCGGTGTGATTCTTTTCAAGAAGATCATTGGTGCGATGCTTGATGAAGACTTCGGGGATATTACTGATCCTGAAGCTGGTCACGATTTCAAGATTGTGAAAGAGATGGAGGGGCAATGGCCGAAGTACGACCAATCCGCTCCCCGTCCTAAGTCGTCCCCCCTCGGCAGTAAGGCTGAGAACGCATCCACTATGGATTCTCTTCATAACATTCATGAGCTTGTTAAGCTTGAGGAATATGAAGATGTTAAAAAAGCTGCTGCAATGCTGACTGGTGTTGCAGTTCAAGGTACATCTCCGCAGGAGGCTACTGATGTCTCCGACAATGATTACCTCTCTAAACTTCAAAGTTAATTAACTATGAGAAATATTATTATTACCCTTTTACTTACTGCTGTACTAGGTGTGGGGTTGGGTTCCTGCGCTGCACTTGAAGGTTTCTTCGGGGAAGGTACAGTATTTACGACTGCGGATCAGCTTGAGGAGGGTCAGGAAGGAGCTATCATTCCTTTCGACCAACTTCCTGCTGCCGTTAAAGCAAAGATTCCTGAAGGAACTTCGCTCGTTATGGCAACCAAAGATCAGTTGAAAGCTGATGCTGCTTATGTTGCTGCTGGTCCTATGACTGGTGAGGATGCTGGTGGTGCTATTGATGCTGCCTTTGGCATTGCTAAGGCTTTTATTCCTGGGCTTGCTGCATGGGAGGGTATGGTTACTCTCTTCAGTAAGCGTAAGCGTAAGCACTATGGTAAAGCTCTGAAATCTATTGTTCCTACTGATAAGAACATGGATCTTGGTGGTGCTGTAGGTAGTCTTGCGTCTGCCTTGGGCCTGTCTCACTCGTCTGCCACTTCTCAAGCTGCGTTTGATGAAGAGGAAGAATGGGAAGAAGAAGAAGCTTAATATATTAATTATTAGACTATAATAGGAAGGCATCTGTCTTGGGTGTCTTCCTATTTTTATACCATGAGTGATAAATTAAAAATACTTTGTGTCCCTGCTAATGAGGGGGGCTGTGCCTACTACAGAATCATCTCTCCGATGAAGAAGTTAGAGGAGCTTTACGGTGATCGCGTGGAGATCAGGTGGAACAAGAACCCCCTTGGTATTGATGAGGAGAAGGGAAGTTGGCACCAAGATTGGGACTTCGCAGACATGAAGTGGGCAGACATTGTATTCACCCAGAACCTATCCAACTTCGGAGGAAATTACACGGCAAGAATTGTTGGGAAAGCTAAAGAATTCGGGAAGTTTGTTCACTACGATACGGATGATCTTTTGACCGATATCTATAAAGGACACAGACTTTATAATGTGTACAAAGAGAAGGGGTTAGAGGATATCACTAAGTTCATCTACAGCCACGCTGATCTTGTTACTGTGACTCAGCGTAAGTTTGCAGAGAGAGTTGCGCCTTACTGTAATCCTAACCATGCGTTGGCTGTAATTAAAAACAGCATCGACTATAACTTACCTTCTTGGAACATGGAGAAGATTCCCAAGCCTAAGAAGAAGTACACACGCTTTGGTTGGGTTGGTGGGATTCATCACGAACAGGATTTGAGGTACTTTTCTGGTGTTCCCCACTTTGTTAATCAAAGAGCGGGGCGTGAGAACATTCGTTGGGATTTCTTTGGACATCCACCTCCGAATACCCCTCCTGGAGATTGGCAGTATGATGTTTGGAAAAGGTATAGAGAGATTATTCTCCGAGGATTCAAGGGAGGTAAGAACTGGGATATTCATTATGCCCAGCAACCAGACCACTACGGACAAATGTTCACAAGGATGGATGTTGCTCTTGCTCCCTTAGAAATGAATGATTTTAATGATTCTAAATCAGAAATTAAAGTTGCTGAATGTGGGAGGTATAAGATTCCCCTGGTAGCGTCGAATGTTGGGTGTTATGATGAGTGGATTGTAGATGGGGAAACAGGATACTTGATTGATCCTGATAAGCCTATTACCGAGTGGGTTCGTATTCTTTCTAACCTTGCTAAAAATCCTGGATTGGTTGATCGTATGGGTGAGAATCTTCATGAGCTTACGGAAGCTAATTTTGATATGAATAAAGTTGCCATTCAACGACTTAATTTGTATGAGGAGTTGATGAGTGTCAAAGTCCAAGATTAAACTTGTAAGTTCGTGGACCCGTCCTGGGGGCGGGACCGTGGCTCACATAAACCTAACTAATTTGCTAAATGATAATGGGTATGATTGCACCTTTTATGGACCACACGATTGGCACTTAGATAAGTGCAAGGC